CTCGTAGCTTGTATTGAAACCCGCATACGTCGCACTCAGCTATAGCCCTTTTATTAGAAGCAAACCTACTAGACATAACTAATTCTAGGTACAAACCGTGCGGAGGTCTTGTCTCTATCTTCCCCAGCCGCTAACGCAAATTGCTCTTCATAAGCCTCTTTTAGCATTGGCATCCGCGCCATAAGCTCCGGTACTTTCATGGATATGTAGTAAGCCAGCCCAGCCACTAAACACGGTAAGAAACGGAAGTTCATATCCGCAGTCTCTACGCCGCTACCTGCATCCTGTATACGTCTCATACGGTAATACTTAAATATGTAGTCGTCACTGTCAGGTACAGGCCATACGTTTATCGTAGGAGCATCACGTAGCCGCTCGATCCACACTTGAATCGGCCTGCCTTGTGTTAACTTGTTTGGTATAGACGCATACGTGCTTACACTAATACGGTTAATAGTAAGGTCTTGCTGCGTAGCCTCTACGCCACTGTTGGTACGTATAACTTGTTCTAGTAGGTCAATGGTATCGGCGGGGAGCGTGTATTCAGAAGTACCTTCAACTAGGCTTATAACGCCTTCGTCAATCGTCCACAAGTTGATACCACGGTTCTGCCACTCAATAGTCATCAAGTTCATAGAGCGTCTGGCAGTACGAAGATCATACCCAGAACGCATTTCACGACCCGCACGTTCCCACGCCTCTTCAGCGATCTCCGTGAAATCCATGTCAAATGCTGTTGTTCCAGATGTAGTCATGTCTTGTTCCTATACGTACAGAGTCTTCTTTCTGCGGTTGTTCATTACTGCCCCACAGCCTCTGTGGTTTTCGCGTATTATACCACCTTCTCTAGCGGTTCTAACTTTAGCAGCCTTGGTATTACTAACTACCTGCTGACCTTTTGCGCCAGCTTTTTTCTTCTTACGAGCAGTGGTAGCGCGTTCCGCTTTGCTCAGTGACTGCGCCTTAGCTTTAGGNAAACAACGGTCTGGGTTCTTTTTGTCTTTCGACGTACCGCATGGGCCTTTAATGCTGCCATCAGCACCAATACGAACCCACTGTTGATCTCGCCATTGTTTAAGCTGCCCCATTATTTCTTCTTTTTCTTTTTACTGCCCTTAGCATAATTAGGGTCTTTGCAGTATTTAGACGCTGCCATATTGGCATAAGCAGACGGGTAGGTATCAAACGTACGCCTTGCCCACGCCTTACCCGAAGGACAGATTTTTCCGCCCGACTTAACCTTGCCGCCTGACTTATAGTAGCGTCTCACTAGATTATCTTCGCTGGACGTACACCCTTACGAGCTATGCCTGCGCCACGGACTTTAGACTTACCTTTCATACCACCAACTTTGTAGCCTTTAGTCTTCATACCACCAGCTTTGTAGCCTTTAGTCTTCATACCACCAGCTTTGTAGCCTTTAGTCTTCATACCACCGCCTTTAAATCCGGGTACTCCACGGCCTTTAAGTATGTCTTTCTGTGTGATTTGGCCGTCGCCAGTTAAATCTTTCATACCACCAGCTTTGTAGCCTTTAGTCTTCATGCCACCAGCTTTCATACCACCCATAGCACCGCCTTTAGTGCCCATCTTGGATCTCATCATACCACCAGCTTTCGCACCAAAAAAACGTTGGCGAGGTGTCCCAGTTTTAACACTACTCATACCGGGGCCACCACCCGTATTGGGGTTTGTCGCACTAAACTTTTTATTAGTGTTTTTAGATTTACTAGCTACAGGCTTGGCTTTCTTCGCTTTGAATCCTGCCGTTAGTTTCTTAGCTGCCGCTGCGTCAGCTTTAGTAGGCCGTCTTTTGTTCTCATCCATGAAGTTCAGATAATCACGTAGCGTTAGGCCGGTCTTAGTTAGCTGTTCTTTAGTAACATTAGCTTTTTTGTCTTTGCCTGTACCAACATTGCGTCCGCCTTTACCTGTAACAGTAGCTCTCTTAGGTGCAGCAGCATCTTTTTTCTCAGTAGGTTTAGAACTAGGTTTAGCTTTTTTGGCGTTGGCAGCGTTCTTTTTATTTAACGCTATGTTAGCGTCAGCTAAAGAATTCGTCATACCTGCGCCGGAAATAGGTTTAGAACTAGGTTTAGCTTTTTTGGGGTTTGCCGCGTTCTTTTTATTTAACGCTATGTTAGCGTCAGCTAAAGAATTCGTCATACCTGCGCCGGAAACAGGCTTTTTGGCTGTAGTAGCCATAGGGGTTTGAGTAGCAGGCTTAACAGAATTTTTCAATTTATTAGCTATACCACTAGCCGTAGGTTTAGCTTTAGGGTTACTCGCTAACATCTTAGACACTGCGTCAGCGCTCATAGGAGCTTTATTGATAGATGGAGTTTTTGCGCTCGCGCCCGCACCGCCAGCACCGCCCATAGCAATCCCACTACGTCCAGTCAAAGGCGCTTTAACTCCGCCCCCCGGAGGCGTTTTACGCATCTCATTTAGTGGGTTAGTACTAGGTCTTAAAGCTTTAGGAAGCTCAGTTTTGGGCTTAAAAGAATCTGCTTTGGGCGGATACAAATTTGGCTGCCGGACATTTTTGTTTTTGTTGTCCTTCGCTTTTTTGGCTGCTGCTCTTTTTTTCTTCATTTCTGCGATAGTTTTATCGCCCCTAGAAGAATCCCCTTTAAGTTTATTTTTTAATTTGTTAAATAAGTATCCGCCTGCTGGTCTTGTCATGATTTTTACTCCGCGTATAAATTGTTAAACACTTGGTTAACGTCCAATGTGTAGTCCAAATCGGACTTGCTGTAATGTACGTGCTGAGACGGTTTAAAGTCTGGCGCACCTTCCCCTGTTTCAAACCAAGCGGGGTGAGTTAACCTCACTCTGTTGTTTGGTAATGCAACGATGTTACCCGTATACGGGCCAGCATCTAATAATTCCATAACGTGACTCTGCTTATGTTGTGCAGGGTCATCTGCAATCTCGTTATTCGTATAGTCCACTGTGAACATATACTTAGCGGGGTACATCTCCCCGTCTATTTTAGCCATCCAAGGGCATGGTGTAGCCCTTTCAAGAACATACACCGCATGATCTCTAGACGAGCAATCCCACGGCTGTGCTGCCCATACTGGCATTGGTTCAGGCCACTCATCAAACGGAGTATCTCCAACTAACGCTGTAATCGGCATCCTTGCCCACATTGCCCCGCCGTGTACGTTTTGCTCTTCATCGTCATCGTATGTCTCAGCCCCAGTAAATATTACTTGGAAGCTCAAACATCTTGTCGGCATAGTAGTAACTGCGATAGCCATTGCGTGTATAAATTCACCATGATACTTCTCATGGTTGTGTGTGTATTCTTTTCGCACCCAGCATTTAAAATACGGGATGTTACTTTGTAAATACGCCATTCAACAATTCCATTTTCGTAAGCTCTTGTTTATACGGCTGTTTGGATCATTTGCCGTTTTAGAGCTTGTTAAACGTTTCTTCATACCTTTCATACGAGCACAAAAAGACTTACGACGTTTAGCTGCCTTAGAGCCTTTTTTGAGTTTGCTGGGCTTAGTTGTTACAGCCTTCTTTAGTTTACTTCCGGGGTTTGCCCTGTTGTAACTATCTACGCCTTTCTGGTTAAGCCCACCAGATTTACTTTTACCCTCGCTGCGTGTCCAAGCAGCGGTGCTACCACCTTCTTTAAAAGCCGCACAAGGCGACTTCTTATAATAGCTACGCATGAAAGACCGTTAAAGTTAAGAAAGTAGAAACGGTATACTGAATATATATCCCTTCGTTAAACAAAACGCCTTCGTCTGGAATAACTACGTCTCTTGTCGCTGTAGCAGAAGCAACAGAACTTATCTTAAACAGGCTCGTACCTGCCGTTGATGCGGTTAAAAAGTCCACCGTCCCAGCAGTTGCAGTGCTTGTTAAGTACACACCCTTTAACCTAGATCTACCGGCAAAAATGATGTCTGAAGAAGCACCACTAATACCAGCCTTGACGGTTCCAGCAGGATCTCCAACAGCAGTAATAGACACAACAGTCAGAAAGAACTTTGAGCTAGTAGCAACACCTGCATTAGCACCCGTAAGGGATTCTGTCTGAGTTGCTCCATTAATGTCGGTTCCGACAATCGTAAACGATATACCTGAATCATTGCCGCCAGATGTGATGGTTAATTTTCTTGCGTTACTCAGCGTGACAGAACCGCCACTTGCCAATGCTCCACCGATCACTAACGCCG